AAATATAAAATTACCTAAACTTCCAATAATCATTATTGAGGACCTCCTGTAGTATCTCCACCAGCTTTTACTCCTGAATGTGTATGTTCAGATAGTTTTATACCTTTTGCACTTACTTCTTCAGAAGCATTTATACTTCCTTTTACATCAATTATTCCAGTTACATCTATATCTCCAATAATCTCTGTTTTTGGACAAGTAATCTTTATATTTTGTGCAACAATCTCTATTTTATTGTTACAATTTATATATAATTTAGAAGAATTTTCATCATAAGAGATAATTGTTCCATCACTAAAAACTGTTATTTCTACACCTTCTTTGGCTGAAGCTGGAATAGGATTAGCCTCACTGTATCCTGAACCTAAATAAAATCCAGAAAAAGAATTTTCAGGAAAAATACATATCCCACTTTCACCAATTTTAGGCATTGAGTAACTTTTTGTTTTTTCAGTTCTACCTTGTAAAACTGGAATTTCTGCAGAGGGTATATTTAAATCCTCAAATGTTACTTTAATTGTTCCTTTATCTGGAAATATACTTGTTACAGTACCATACCTTATCATTCCTCTACCTCCATTTCCATAATTTTATGCATGTCTGCTGTAATCTCATATGAAAATAAGTTAATATTTAAATTATCAATTATATATTTGCCAGAAAAATTTGCAAAATCACTTAAAATAACAGTATCTCCAACAGATAATAATTTTTCTGTTCCCATAAAAGTAACACTGGCTTTTACTTCTTTTTTGTTTTTTCCTCTTAATGCTTTTTTAGCAATTTCTAGTAGCTGTTTATTAATTTCTTCTTTATTTTTACCAGTTATTTGCTTATCTTCATTAATAAACAAATCTCTTTTATTTTTTTTCTTATAAGAATTTCTATTTTTAAGAAAGAACTTTCTTTCAATTTTCTTTTTTCTCTTGTAATCATAGTAGCAGATTGTACAACTTGAATAAGAGTCTGTATCATCAGTAGAAAAACTATAGCTAGCAATATTACTCTTATTAAAAGTCATTTTAGATTCTCTTCTTTCATACTTCTCTTCTTCAAAAATAACTATTTTGTTATTAAACAATTTTAGATTTGCTCCAGCTTCTTCACACAAAGATTTTAAAAAATCAAAATCAGATTGTAGTTTTTGCTCAATTCTTTGATATTTTCTATTAAAAGAAATATCAGAAATTAATTCAATTTTTCTATTTTTTGCTATCTCAGTTATTATGGTTTTAAAATCTACATTTTCCCACACATGATTTTCTTTTTTATCAACTATATCAGAATTTAAATCATAAGATATCCCTCTGATATTCACAACATCAGGAGGACCACTAAAATTTATACTATCTATGTAGAATTCTCCCATATCATGAACTACAATATTTCCATCAATTTCCCAATTTTCTAAAATTAAAATAGTTTTTAAAATATCTCCCTTTTGTGGAAACCAGCTACCTAACCAGTACATTCCTTTATTTTCTAAGGTCAGTTCTAAAGAATCTAATTCATTTATTGAATCACTTTGAGAACAACTTAAAAGCTGGTTATGAATATTTTGTGTAATATTTTTCCCCTCATAGAATATTTCTATTCTGCTTTTTCTGGGGTCTTTTACATTTTTATTTTTAAGTTCTTCAATATTCATTATCTCCTCCAAGGTGGTATATCTTCATCTGTTAATTTAATATTTTTATATTTTAAGGTTATCCCTGCTGGAAATATTGCATAATCAGAATAATCTTTATTCCAGAAAAAAAGATAATCAATAGCCTTAGAATTGGAAAATAAAATATATGAAATTGAGTCCCATGTATCTCCATTTTTTGTGATGTATTCTTTATAGTTATCTTCCACGACCTCTCCTTTTTTCTTCATTTTCATATTTTTTCATCATATTTTTAAATTCATTAAAAGCATCAATTTGGTTTTTCTTTATAACCTCATCAACACCTTTACTATCATTAGCATTAATAACTGGTGCATAGGTAAAAGTGAATGAATTTGAATTATCAGTTTTTTCAAAAGCTCCTATTAATTTTCCAGTTTTTTCCCAAAGATTAAAACTTCTTTCACTGTTATCGTGAGGAATTATAGATTCAGATGATGCTCCTTCTCCAATCCAAGCAAGAGTTGGTGAATTTACAATTCCACCTTTTGCATATTCTGGAATATCTTTTCTACCACCATAAGAATAAGGTTTTATATTAGATTGTGCAGAGTATCCTCTTCTTCCTGGTGGAGCTGTTCTTTCATCAGAACCTATAAAAAATAATTTTTTCCCCCAACCAATAGCTGTATCAATCCCACTACTAATTTTAGTAAAAATTCCAGTGAAAAAATCTGCAACTGCTGCTCCAACTTCTTTAAGATTATTCCACTTTTCTTCCATCCAGTTAAATACATTCCCAAAGATATTTTTTACTGTAGCTTTAAAGTTATCCCATTTTAAAACTAGATTAGTTATCATATTTGCAACTTTTTCTTTTAATTCAGCTGCTTTTGCTTTTATCTTATCCCAATTTCTATATATCTCCATTCCGCCTTTTACAATCCAACCTATAGGACCCATTAGATACCAAAACTTATCAATAAGTCCAACTACCATATTTTTTAAATCAATAGCTTTTTGCTTTACAGTATCCCAGTTCTTATATAACAGATAGCCAGCTGCTACCAATGCTATAATTCCTGCTATAACCCAAGTTATAGGACTTGCTAACATTGTTGCTCCAAATTTAATAAATGCTTTTGAAAGTGTTCCAACTCCTTTAATTAGTCTTTTTCCAAAATTAAATAATTTTGCCCCTGATTTTAGTATGTTTGTACCTACTTGATGTTTAGTCATAAAGCCAGCAGCTTTTAAATATAATGAATAAGTTCTAAATCCAATTGATACTCCTTTTAAAGCTATTCCTAATCCCCCTAAGATAGCAACCCCAGTTACAAGTCCATTCATAAGTTTTTTAAATAATTCAGGATGTTTTTCTTGAAAAGCGGATATTTTACTTAGAAAATTAGAAAATTTTTCTAAGACATTATTGACAGAAGGGAGAACAGTAGTTCCTAGTTGAGAAAGAATAATAGATAGCTTACCATTAGCTATTGCTAATTGATTAGCCGTTGTAGCTCTTTTTATATCTGCTTCTTTATCAACACTACCATCAGCTTCATTACTATTGACTTTGTTAAAATTTTCTTTTAATTTATCTAAATTATTTAAAAATTTAGAACTTGCTTCTAATCCTTCTTGTCCAAATAATTGAGTTAGAATTGCAACTTGTTTGCTTGGATCTTGAGCTTTTATTTTTTCAAAAACTAAAAATAAAGCTTTTTCAGAATCTTCTTGAGCTAATTTAGCTAATTTCTCTGGATTTATCCCTAATGATTTAAACATTTCTTGTTGACTTTTTGTCCCAGCACTTCCTTTATTTAAAGCAACAAGTATTTTTCGTGTCCCTGTTGCAGCAACTTCTGCTTCCATTCCTTGTTCTATCATGGAAGCACCAAGAGCTGTAACTTGATTTTTTGAAAAACCTGCAACTTTTCCAATACTTCCTATTCTGTTAACATAATCTGTTATAGCTGGTGCATTAGCTCCTGTATTATCCCCTAAGTAGTTAATTCTGTCTGTTAATTCAACAAGTTCTTCATAAGTTAAATTAAGAGAATTTTTCATATTAAACATATATTTGGCTGCTTCTTCTCTATCCATATCAAAAGCCATTCCCATTTTAGAAGCTAGTTCTACATATTTTATGGCTTCATCTTTATTTAATCCAGTCTGCCCTGCATTAGCTGCTGCTGCATATAATTCATCAAGATTAATCGCTATTTTCTTTTCTGTAATAATTTTATGTAATTCTTTTTTGAATTTTTCTTCTTCTTCCTTACTATCAAAGTTAAATTGTTTTTTTACTGCTGCAAAGTTACTTTCAGCATTTATAGCTTCTTGGACTGGTTTATATAAAGTTCCAGCTACTGCTGCTGCACCACTTAACATATAAGTTCCACCTTTAGAAATTTTATTAGCTATATTACTCATTTTGGCAGCTTTATTATATTTAATTGTGGCTTTTTCAACTGCTTTAATAGCTTTTTCTAATTTTTCATAAGCCTTAGTTGTATCATTAAGATCAACTTTTTTTTCTTTTAAAATATTCTTAGTGGTATTTAGATTTTTAGCTTCTTTTATATAAGATTGATTTAAATTATCTAATTTTTTTTCTAAATCTTTAAGAGATTTAGTCTTTTCTTCAACTGCTTTTTTACTTTCTTTTAATGCTTTTCTTTGTTTTCTAGTTTTACCATTATTTTCTTCAATAGCTTTTTTCTCAGCTTCAATCTCTTTCTTTAAATTTTTAATAGCTTTTTCTATTTCTTTTATAGCAACAACTTTCTCTTTAAGTGCCTTATTATCCTTAATATATTTATCAAGTAAAGATTTACTATCTTTTAAATTTATAATTTTTTGATTTAATCCAACAATATTATTACTTAGTTGGGATATTCCTTTATTTGCTGTTCCAAAAGATTTAGTAAAACTTGCTGAAACCAAAGCACCAATTCCAAATGAAATTCCTACTGATTTCATGTTTCCTCCAAATAAAAAACCACTTACCAAATTATGATAAGTGGTTTATATTTTTTATTATATTATGTAATACGCTAGAGAAAACTAAATAGAATAACTATCAAGAGAATTAGGAAAAATATAAGGTATATGAAGTTTACAATAAATTCAGATACAATTTCAATTCCTTCAGCAAAAATGCTCCAAAAGCCTTCTTTATCTTCTTTTAAAAATTCATTTTGGACTTCTTTATTTTGTATTTCTTCTAATATACTTTCTTGTATAGTTTGTTGAATAAGTAAATCTCTTTGATGTCTTTGCATATTACTCACCTCTTAAATGGATTTTACAACAAATTCATTTAAAAAGCAACCACTTATTTAAAATTTTGATTGTTTTTCAAGAATTTCTCCCATATCACTTACCCAATCAAAGAACTCTTGAAAATTCATATTGATAAAATAATCAATATTTGTTTTACTTTCTTTACTCATAATTAAGATTGATTTTCTAATATCTTTGCAGCTAAGCTTTCCAATCCCACACCATTGAACAAACCCTTTACTTCATTTGTAACCTCTAAATACTCTCTTCCAGTTAATTTTTCAACTAAATCATCATATGAACAATTAATCATTTTAGCAGCAACATATCCTAAATAACCTCTTGAATTTTCCATATCTCCTTGTGGAAAAATTCCACCTGTCAACAAAAACTCTCTTTCAGAGTCCAATATAGATTTTGGTGTAAAATTTTCTTTTGAGATATTAATTTCATCTATTTCAACTTCTACACCATTTTTTATACATTTAATTTTATTTTTTATTTTCATACATTCCTCCCTAAATTCCCATTGCATCTCTTACTTCTTCTAGTAAATCTTCTCCATTAATATTAAAGATCATATTTATTTTATCTATTTCTAAAACTGTTTCTCCATCCATTTCTACTTTTAAATAAAGACAACTATATTTTTGATTTGAACCAGAAGGTTTTCCAACTTCTAATTTTCCTAATGCTATATTTTTAGGAACAACTCTAGTAGAAATTTTTAACTTTCCTGTTTGAATTTTTCCTCCAACAACATCAGTTGATTGAGTAGCAGCCCTAAACTCTAGAGCATAAACTTTTTGAGTAAAATTATAAAAATTTTGATTTATTAAGGTTCTAAAATTAAGTCCAATTTCCATATTTTGAAAATGTCCTAATGTTGGAGAATCTATCTCTCCAGCAATTCCAGCTCCTGAAATTGTTTCAGACATAAATTGTATGTCAGGCAGTTCTGCATCTACTAATGCAGTTGGGGACATTTCACCATCTATATAACATTTATAGTTAATGATTTTTTCAGGAATAACTCCCATTGTTTTTGCCATTTTTTTACCTCCTAAAATAATTTATCATAATAATCTACATCTATTTCTAAATCATAGATTATCTCTTCAGCTGGTAATGCTGGTGTAAAATATACTTTAAATTTTATTTTTCCATCTACTAAACTTATTTTTGGATTATCTTCTTTTCTAAATACTACTCTTGCTCCAATAGCCATTCCTGTTGCAACAAGTCCATTTAACCAAATATTGATGCTATCAGTAATAGTTTCTATTAGGACTCTATTTGTAGGATCATCTACCTTTTGCCAATAAGTTAAAACTAAAGAATTAATTACCCAGTTAAACATCAACCTACTTGCAATAAAAGAATCTTTTGGGTCTGTATTTGCTGGAAAACAAGATGTTCTATTTCCCCAAAAACGCCAACCACCTGTCCAATTTATAATAGTTGATATTCCTTGACTATTCAGATAATTTGCTTCATCTAATCCTAACCATATAGGAGTACCATCTGCTAGTACAGCTCCATCACCTTTAATGTTCTTATTACTTGGAGATTTATAGGGAATATCTTCTGATTCTCTGGCTAAAATTTGAATTATTGCAGCCTTTTGAGTTGAAATATGATATTGTGTTTCTCCCAAGGATATTTTAGGATAGCTAACATCCAAAAAAGTTGAAGAAATATTGTTCTTATTTTTATTTTGTACAGTATCTCCATATTTTTTTACTGTATTGGTATCCAAATCAACTAATCCAAATGCTTGAAAATGACCATTTACACTTCTAGCTTTTGCTTCAATTACAGCACTTACAGTTGCATCAGTAGAAAATTTTGGAGCTAGAATTAAGCTAGGAACTTTTCTGTATTTTGGAAAAACTTCTGATATTAATTCCAATCCTTTTTTCTTTCCTGTTGTTCCATCTATTCCACCTATTATATCTATATTCTTGACTGTTGAAGGGTCTATCATACTATAACTAACTTGGATATCTGTTGTTCTTACTTCATTAGGAATTATTACTAATTGCCCTTTATCATTAAAGCTTTTTACATATTCAAAAGTTTCTGTTATAGTTAAAGTTTCAGGCATTATTCCAATATCTTCTAATAAATATCTACCATCAATAAATTTTATTGTTTTATTTTGTACTTCTTTTTTATGCTTTGTAGGGTCAAGTACATTTATTAAAATAATTGGACCTATATTAAATTTTGAGAAATGTGTATCTATTGCTTCACATAAAGTATAGTTATTAAAATCATTTAGAAAACCAAAATTTTCAACTGCTTCTGCATAAGAACTACATAAAATTGGTTCATTAACATTTTTTGTTTTGCATAAATTAATTGGAGCTGTTCCAACATACACTGGAGTTATTCCATCACTTACAGCAGCTATTAATTTTGTAGGACTTTCTTTCCCTGTTACACCATGTCTAAATCCCATTTATTTTCCTCCTAATTCATTTTTTAAAATAAGATAATTATTTTTATAGTACTCATTATTTCTATCTTGTAATTTATCAATATCTATTATTAAATTACTAATAATAGGATATTTTTCAATTGCTTCATTTATCTTTTCAGAAAATGAATCTATAAAAACTGTATTTTCTACTAAATTATATGCAAGAATAGTTGGACCTATATATATTCTTGTAAAGTTTTCTTTTGCTCCTTCTTTGACTATCTCTTTTGCTTCTTCTTTATTATCCTCTTGTACTTCTTTGTTATCTTCTTTTATTTCATTATTTACCTCATTTTTTACTTCTTCTTCATTTT